CGATGGGCATCACCGTCGTCTTTGGTACGTCCATTGCGACTATCTTCGGCGTCTTCCTTATCCCCATGATGTTCATCATCGTAGAAACATTCGGACACAGTAAGAAATCCTTTAGTGTGATGAAGAAAACTGTGGAGGATAAGCGCCTACATTAGCACCTTTTGTCTACACGGGTAACGTCATGTGACACGTGGGTAACGAGTGTGTATAATACTTTAGGGTAGTCTCGATATTCGAGTGTCCCATAAGCACACTCACAGTCTTTACGTCCACATGGAATACCGTGATGAGCAAGGTAGCATAGGTGTGTCTTGTGTCGTACAGATGGTGTCCCTTGGAACTTCCCAGTACAGCTTCTACATACTTCTTAAAACGAACATTTACATTATCATGACTCAGATAACCGTAGGTACTCTTCTCAGACCTGAAGATACCTGCGGTTTTTTCTTCAGTGATTTTGTCTAGTAACCACAGACCCCACTTTGTCTCTATGGGAACCTCCCGTATACTTGTGGAAGTCTTCATGGTTTCCTGTAGCTTGCCTTGGAATCCCAGTGATTTGTTGAAAGACACTTTGTCTTCCTTAATGTCTTCTCTGGTCAGGGCAAGTATTTCCTGTGGTCTTGCTCCTGTAATAAAGGAAAGCACAATGTACACTTGGTATACCACAGGTAGGGTAGACAAATTCTCAATGGATAACAACTTTTGAACTTCCTCTAGGGAGAACACTTTCTTTTGTCTCTCTTGTCTTCCTTTTAACCTCCTTATGGCTTGTCGGGATTCCATAGGGTTGTTCTCAAGATACCCTTCTAATACCGCTGTTTCTAGGATAGCTTTAAAGTTTTTCCTCCAGCGATCTAATGTAGAAGAAGCGTACCCCTTTGAGGACAGCCCTAGGAAAAACCGATTTATGTCTTGAGGTGTTAAGTCAGAGAACTTTACATGTGCTACTTTACTGTTTTCTACATGTTTCCTATAGAAGTTCTTCAGACCGTTTAAGGTAGACGCTCGGTATACTCCCGATTTGAGTTCCATGAAGTGTTCAAAGTATTCAGCTACGGTAATAGGGGAGAAGTACTTGATGTCTTTCCCTTTGATGCCCATAAAGAACTTCTGGCACTCTTCGCGTGTATCAAAGGTTTTGCTAACTCTCTTACCTCCTGATACAGTAATAGTAGCCTTGAATCTTCCATTGGGCCTTCTCACGATTGACCCTGTACCTTTGTTTCTTCTCATGTAACCTCCTTTCCTTTTCCTCATGTACCTTATGTATATCATAGATTTTAAAAAATTACAGAAAATTTATGAGGACATACATGAATGAACAGCACACAGCAGTTCCCCCGTATACCCCTCAGTCATACCACAGTTACAATAATTGAACACATGAGTATATTTTCATATATCATTGAGTTTTACCTAACGTCTCGTAGTCCCTTATGGAACACAAGAGACCGCATAACAAAGCCATTTATAATAACCCTGTTGCCTTAACGGTAGCGGGGTATTTTTTAGTTATTTCGTATTACGAACTATTTGTATTCCTAAAGTATAATATTTGTATCCTTATTTTTATTTCGTATTACGAACTATTTGTACTGCATAATATTCATAAGGTGTACTGTTTGGTGTACTAAGGGCTCTTATTGATAACTATTTGTTATGTGAAGTGTTCCTAAAGTGAATGATATATCTGTATGATATACTTTGGGAATACAACATAATACTATGTAGCATAAGGAATACTATATATTACTTTATATCATTGGCAATACGAATAATTTCATACAAGCAAGATATTATTTATTCTAAAGAGTCTTTATAAAATAATATATTATAATTTTTGAAAAAGAAAAAGTTTGCCGCTATTCCTAAAGTTGAATATTCAGGTAAATTTTTTGGTGTACTATCTTGTATTTCTTTAGAATATGTTTCCGTTCCGTTCTCGTTATATTTGACTACTTTTTTATATGTATACTTTACATTTTGGGAATCATAGTCATAGAAAAAAGTGCATGTCAAAGAAGATATATCCCCACTACTATAATTTTCCCTAAATACAGTACCCTTTATAATATAAAAAGGTGGATCATATCGCACAACCTCTGTACTATTTACATCCATGTATGTGGTGGATTCAATATCACTATTTATTTTAATGTATTGACTGGATTCTGATAAAAAATTTGCGGCGAATGTACTAAATGAAAACCCAAAAAATAATAGGATACTACATAATATTTTTACTATATACATTTGCACTCCTCCCATGGTTAATATAAGAATATTATATCAAAATAAAGGTCACTTTAGAATACTTTTATTATCTAAAGTGACCTTTATTTGTTTAGTCTGAATGTTCCTTTATATACTCCTCAATCCATTGTCTTATTAATTCACTACTATTAACTGCCTTGCTTTTACATATCTGCTGAAATTTGTCTCTTGTCTCTTTTTCTAAGCGGACATTTATCCTAACTTCCTTTGTCTTTTCTATCATGTGCTCACCTCACTTTCTAGATATATTATAACATGCTTCACATGTGAATACAATTTTTTTTTAAAAATGGGTTGACATGTGAGTACAAGAATGATATGATATAGCCATCAAGAGAAGTGAGTACATGGAATCACACAACTTAAAATGTGAGTACATGGAATCACTCGGAAAAGAAAGAGGAGGCAATCATATTATGACAAACTTAGAAACCACACAAAAAATCAATGCTAACAAAATCTTTACCTGCACACGGAGGGTATTTACACCCGAGTTTAAAGCAATGGTAGTTAAAGAATATGAAGCCGGAATCACTAGAAAAGAATTAGCTAAAAAATATGACATCTTGCCTAACTATATTAATCGCTGGAAACAACGAGTACAAAAAGTAACACAAAGTATAAATGAAGAAACTAAAAGATACAAAGCACAAATTATAGAAAAGCACCAGAAAGAAATAGACAAAAAGTAGAAGAACAGCATATTCAACAGGAATTACAAGCACTACGTGCTGAAAACAAGGCACTTAAAACATTGTTAAAAGTGTATATGAAATAAGTGTCGAAACACGGGGTTTAACCTCGTGTCTAGGTAAGACTGGCAACCTGCCTACTGATGAGACAAGCCACCTAGCTAAAAGAAGGGAGATTTTACTATGACTATGACAAGAGAAGAAGCTATTCGCAATTACGTTGAACACTTAATCGGGGACGACCTTGCTAACTTGCTCCAGCACATGAACTCGTATGACGGGTGCTTTGAAGAATCCGTCTATTATGACATGGGAGAATTTGATGAATTTCTGTCGAACCACACCCCCATGGAAATTGCTCAAATGATTTTCTATGGCGGCGACTTTAATCCTAACAGTGAATATTTTCACTTCAATGCCTATGGGAACCTAGAGTCTGCTAATTGGGGCGATGTAGTAGCAGAGGCAGAAGACTTAGAAGAAGACATTATTTACCACCTTGTAACTTGTTACAGTGGTGACACTCCGTGGGCAGAATTAGACTACCTTGTCGACGCGGACGACGACGCCTTATTCAACGAAGACTACGAAGAAGTTGACGAAGAAGAAGACCAGTAGTGGGTTTAACAGAGTACCCTAGGATTCTCTCTAGGGTATTCGATTAAGTCCACTAGTGACTTTACTACACATAAGGGAGGAATTACCATGATAAAGACCATGACGGAAAAGCAAGTAGATTTTTGTTTCCATGTTTATTCACAAGTGCAGGAAGTGTTGTTCTTGCGTACTCAGTTCGCTGAAGACAGAGCAGTTATCTTTCAGCTTAATCAGCGAACACGTAGCCTAGGCCGGTGTCACGTGTATGGTTCTGATCTGGCTCGCATTGAAATTAGTGAATACGCCTTAGATGACACGGGTATGCCCTTTATGGAAACCCTAGTACACGAATGTATTCACGCCTGCCTTCCTATGTATGAACACCACGGCAGTAAATTCAAACAAGCTTGTGTCGTGTGTGGGGAACACTTTGGACTTACTTTGTCTCGCTTAGCTTCCCCTAGTGTGACTAAGGCGTTTGTCTCTAATCAGCCTAGGGGCAAGTATAAAGTCGTGTGGGAAGATGGCACTTCTACTTGCTACAAGACAAAGAAGGCATGGGTTGTCAAGGACTTGCTAGAGCACGGCGGTTCTCGTGTCTACAAGCTCACGACAGGGGAAACCATGAGAGCCGAGTTGATTGTAAGGGAAGACTAGCATACCGAACAAGTGTTTGATATACTAGAGAAATAGAACAAGCGTTCGGAGGTGACAACATGAGTTACTACGCATATGTGGGAAGACCTTGCCAATTAGAGGCGGAAATAGAAAACCTACAGAATCAAGGCTATTGTCTGTTCAGCCGCTTCACAGGCTCAGAAGGGGGACGCAAGGTGAAGCAGGAACTAGCTAGGGTACAGCAAGCCTTTCCTGACAGGCACTATGTCGTCCTCAAGGGAGGCAAGACCCATAAGGATACATATAAGCAAGCCATATTGTTCAAGTAATAGTAGTAGCAGGTAACTGAATATGAAAAAAAGTGTCGTTCAGTTACCTGCTATTTTTATACCTAGTGAGCCAAACAAACGTTCTATTAATTGTCCCACATGCTAGAGGAGGTAATTAAAAATGATGACATTAGAACAACAGTTAGAACTTGAAAAGATGTACAAAGGTTTAGCAGAAAACCGTGCTTTGCAGGTATTGAACAAGGCGAAAGCAGACGGGGCCTATGAACGGACTCGTGTAGGTCAAGGCATTATGAATCACCTAGCAGAAACGTACTCAGCAAATGTACAAGCTTTCGTAGAAGATTGCATACAGCCTAAACGGGGTGTACAACCTGCCTACGCTAAAATCGTCAAAGATTACGCACTAGCCCTACAAGGTGACACGAAAAAATTGGCTAGGCTTTGCGCTACGTTGTCTTTGAAAATTACTATTAGTGCTATGATGAGGCGTTCCCTCACTGCCAATAATATTGGTGGTGCAATCGGACTTGAATTAGAGCCAGAAGTAGAAGCAATGTCGTTTTTCGAAGACAAAGAAAACAAACGCTTTGACAAGAGCCTTAAAGAGCGTGTCAATTTCTCGTACCGCCGTAATTTCATGGAGCATGTATACAAGGGTGTAGGCTTTACGTTCGCCAAGCACACTCCAAAAGAAAGAACCACACTAGGTATGCAGTTACTTGCTGTACTCGTGGAAACAACAGACTTCTTTGTTTTTCAAGAAGTATCGGAGGAAGGAAAGACACAGCCCTTACAAGTTCTCCCTACGGACATCTTTTTACAGGCTATAGCTAATGCAGAGGACAAGAGCGTGGGACAAGCCATTACGTATGTTCCAACTATTATTCCCCCGAAACCATGGACTAATTTTTGGGACGGGGGATACTACGGAGCTTTGTCTCAAAACAAAACCTTAATGCGCTACATTCCTTATGCAAGGTCTTCACAGACACGCAAGCTCTACACAGCCAGACTAAACGAACTTGATCTGTCTAGCCTTTACTCAGCGGTCAACGCTATTCAAGCGACAGCCTATAGAATTAACAAGTCTGTCTTAGAAGTCATCAAGCACTACTTAAATGTGGGTGGTGGAGCAGCAGGATTAGCAGAGACAAAACCTCTCGAACAGCTCCCACGCTTCCCTCATGCCTATGAGGACATTAAGGAAAACGAAGAGCTACTCAAGCAGTTCAAAGCACACAAAAAGAAGATGGTGGAAGTCATTCACAAGGAAAACCAGCGCAAAGGAAAGGCCCTGAGAGCTGTAATGATTATCAAAGTAGCTGAGGACTTTGCAAAGTATGACAAAATCTGGTTCCCGATGAACATAGACTTTCGGGGCCGTGTCTACCCAATCCCCACGGGCCTAAATCCACAGGGGGATGACATGACAAAGGCCCTCTTGCAATACGCAGAGCCTACCCCCGTATCTGCTGAAGACGCTCCCGACGCCCTCAAGTGGCTGTCAATTCATGGTGCAGGACTAGCAGGTCATGACAAAATTCCTCTGGAAAACCGTGTAGCATGGGTAGAGGAAAATAGGCAGAATATTTTGTCTAGTGCTGAAAATCCATTGGACTTTCCTTGGTGGCAAGAACAAGATAAGCCGTGGCAGTTTTTGGCGTGGACGATGGAATACAAGAGGGCTTTAGAATACTTAGACACACACAAGACCCTAGCAGGTTTTGACTGTCGTTGTACAATCGCATATGACGGTACATGCTCAGGTCTTCAGCACTACAGTTGTCTTCTCCGTGACCCTGTTGGCGGCTCCTCTGTCAACTTGATTGACCACGACAAACCAGCAGATATTTATAGAGAAGTTTCAGATAAGGTCTTGACAATGGTTAAGAAAGATGTTATAGAAGGAACCTTAAAAGGCAAGGAGCGGAAAGATGGTACATTTGGGCCAGGAACGAAGCAGCTGGCAGAAGCGTGGCTCGCTCATGGTATTAATCGCAAAGTATGCAAGCGTCCTGTCATGACTCTAGCTTACGGAAGTGGGCAGTATGGTTTTGCTGACCAAGTTTATGAAGACACTGTAGCGGATAACCCTTGCTTTGCTGGTGTCGGTGAAAGACAAGCGGCTCAGTACCTAGCAAAGCTCATTTGGAAGGCAGTACAGACGACAGTCGTTGCCGCCATTGAAGGTATGGAGTGCTTAAAGAAGATTGCCACAGCCCTTGCAAAAGCGGATATGCCTGTCGAATGGGTGACACCAATGGGCCTGCCAATTCAGCAGATGTACCTAGCACGGAAAACGGAGTCGTTCAGATTGCGCCTTGGTAACTCCTCCACACGCTATCGTATCTATGTAACAACCGTAAGTGAGAACGAAGACGTAGACAGACACAAGCAAGCTACAGGGGTAGCTCCGAACTTCATCCACTCCCTCGACGCTACACATCTCATGATGAGCATTAACGAAGCAAGTAGACAAGGGTGTGTGAACTTCAGTACCGTTCATGATTCGTTCGGGACTTCCCTCGGTGAAGCGGCTCGATTGCGTCGTATCATTAGACAAGAGTTAGTCAAGCTGTACACCGAGCATGATCCCTTAGCTGAGTTCTTGAGACATGCTGAAGAGCTGTTAGGGGAACCATTAGACATTGAACTGCCCGAAAAAGGTTCATTAGACATCAACTGTATCTTAGATAGTAAGTTCGTTTTCCACTAGTGCGACTAGAGAAGGAAGTAAGTAGAGACAAAGGTCTTTCCTTACTTCCTTCTTCTTCTGTCTACTATAAAGAACACTTGTTTGGTTAATTGTCCCACATACAGAGGAACCCTAAGTATTCCTAAGTAACTAAAGGAAGATTATTTAGGAGTAAGTAAGAGTAAGTATAGTTAAGTATTCCTAAGTATTTCTAGGGCAAAATTAATTGTCCCACATACAAGGGAAGAAAACACACTATCCCTACCTCTGTGTCTACCACAAACTACTGTTTGGTTAATTGTCCCGCATACAGAGGAAAGAACACAAAATTTCAAGGAGGTAATGAGATGAGCAATTCAAAGAAAGTCCTGCGTGATTATGAAACAGTCCGTGTGGATGTGCGTAATTTTGACGCTATTGATGGTGACTATGTATACGGAGAAATCCAGAGAAATATGGATCTCGCAGGTGTCTTGTGCTATGAAGTTCGCTTGCGTGGTACTGACACGTACATTGTTGTCAATGAGGACAGAGTGCAGAAAGTCGGAGAATATGACAAGCACGACAAGCACTACTTAGAAGCTGTTGTCGAACCCATTAAGGTGATGGAAAAGCTGTTCACGAAAGAAGAACTCAAAGGATTCATCAAAGGCAACATTTTGAAGTACCGTTTACGCATGGGACATAAGGACGACATTCAGAAAGAAATGGACAAGATTCGTGTCTATGAGCAGTGGTTAGCAAAACTTGAAAGAGGTGAAGCACTGACAGATGCGGACTAGAAAACCTTTGTCTATCATATTCAAGCCCTTACGGGATGACATTGACGTACCTCAAATCAAGACACAGGGTTCAGCAGGAGCAGATATTGTTGTCCCTGATGATGTCGTTATCGAGCCATTCAGTATTCGTGGTAAAGGAACCCTAGTTCCCTTGGGGTTCTCTTTAGATATTCCCGAAGGGGTGCAAGTACATATCATGTTGCGATCAAGTGTCGGATTGAAGACCCCTATCCGTTTGTCTAATGGCGTCGGTCTGATTGATTCAGATTACAAGGGAGAACTCTGTTTACTACTTGACAATTTATCTAAAAATTCAATTCATATCAAAAGTGGTACTCGGATAGCACAATTAGTGCCTTTTTCTACCCTAAAGTGGGGGTTTGAATTAATTGTCCCACATACAGAGGAAAGAAAACACATTAACCCTATCCAAAATAAAAAACGCAGTGGTGGATTTGGGTCTACCACAGGAACAAAGGAGACAAAAGCAAATGAAAATTAAAGGCAAAGCATATTGGGCAAAAATTAGAACACCTGAAACATACAATGGCCAGCCTGTAGGCTTCTCGATGCAGGTTTTGATGCCTGATGAAAATTTAGCAAAAATGAAAGCATACTTTGAAGCTAAATGTAAAGAAGAATTTGCGGGCAAGAAGATGTTAGGCGACATCACGATGCCGATTAAAACTACAGACGCAGGTCTGGAAATGGTCAAGGTTAAAACTAAGCATGTGTATAAAGACAAGGCAACAGGGGTAGAAAAACCGAAGGTTATCCCTGTATACAACGAATACGGCGAGCTGATTCCTGAAGATGTTCTTATTGGTAACGGTTCGGATGTAGAAGTTGTCGTCAATCCAAAACTGTACTATGAAAGCACAAAGAAGTGGGGCGTCCGCCTGTACCTTCAGTGCTTGATGGTAACGAATCTCGTTAAGTATTCTAAAGACGGTTCCGACGAACTGACATTTAAGAAACGAGATGCTAATGATGAGGCAGAAACCACGCTGGACGACGAGGTAGATTTCTAAGTTGTTTACAGGCGGTTTTCACACACCTGCTAAGACAAAACGAAGTAAGTATGAAGACACACTTACTGCTAACCTTGACAAAAAGAATAAAGAATATCATTACGAAGAATTTTCCCTTGAGTACACGGTAAAGCACAAGTACACTCCTGATTTTGTCTTGCCAAACGGCATTATTGTTGAGGCGAAGAATGGGGAAGGCGGCTTTGTCCGTGTGGGTAAAAAGGGAGGATTCTACAGAGGCTCATTGGATAGTGAAGCACGGGGAAAGATGCTGAAGGTAAAACGACAGTACCCCGAACTTGACATACGCTTTGTCTTTCCTAAAGACTTTAAATTTCAAAGTTTGAAGACAACGGCGAGTAAGTGGTGCGAGAAGAATGGCTTTAAGTACCACATTGGCAACACAATCCCTGAGTCTTGGTTTAAAGAAGAGGGCCAAATTAGCCCCAAACTAAAAAAGAAAGGAAAGTGACATGTTTAAATTCAGAGACAGAGAAGAAACTCTCTTCTACTCCTTTGTCTATAAAGACCTAGAAGGAAAAACTGTCTCCGAACTGTTGAAGGAAGCACGAAGAAAAGGAGCGTTTTCGTTACCGTATCACGCTGTAGTTCTCAAAAATGGCGAACTCGACCTCATGCGGCCCTTTGAAGCAGTCGGGGGTAGCGAACTTCCTTATAGTGCTTGTGGTGTTTATATCCTCGTGGACGCTGGATCTAAAGACACACTGTCGCACTTACAGAAAAAGCGGCTGGACGATTTAGTGAAGATGCTTCACGAGGACTATGCAGACATAGTAGAGGAAGAGTTCAAAGATGAATTACAGCGAACCGATTAAGACACACCTACCTTGCCCTGATTGTGGTTCCTCTGATGCCTTGACAGAGTATAGCGATGGTCACACATACTGCTTCTCTTGCCAAACAGTACGAGGAACTACAGCACAGGGCGGACATACAGTCAACCTCATACCCCTTACCTCTTTGTCTCTCACTCCCTTAAAGCGTCGTGGAATCATGTCGACTACGTGCGAAAAATACCACTATTATACAGGGTATCACAATGGAAAGCCCGTACAGGTTGCATGTTACTTTGACGATGCGGGGGAACTAATAGGACAGAAAGTGCGGTACCAAGACAAAACCTTTGAAACGCTAGGTAAGATATCTAAGCGTTTCTTTGGTCAAGAGCTTTTTGAGAGTAGAGGCAAGCTAGTTATTACAGAGGGCGAGATTGATTGCCTCACGGTATCACAATTACAGAATAATAAATATCCCGTTGTGTCTATCCCATGTGGGGTGGCTTCAGCAAAGAAAGTCCTGACACACAACATGGAATGGCTCTCACAGTTTGATGAGGTCATCTTGATGTTTGACATGGACGAAGCGGGGAGAAAAGCTGTTAAAGATTGTGCTGGACTTCTGAAGGGTCTGAAGGTGGCTAATTTACCCCTAAAAGACCCTAACGAGTGTCTACTGGCTAATAAGGGGCAATCAGTTATCAATGCTATTTGGAACGCTAAGGCATACAAACCAGACGGCATTGTCAATGGTGCTGACTTATGGGAGATGGTAGACAGCGAAGAAGACGAAATGAGCTATACATACCCTTGGGATATTCCGCTAAATGACATGACAAGGGGACTCCGTAAGGGGGAACTTGTTGTTGTCACAGCAGGTACAGGGGTAGGCAAGACAACGTTTGTAAGACAAATCATGTATGACTTGGGCGTTAAGAAAAACCTCAAAGTAGGATGCATGATGCTTGAAGAAAATGTAAAGCGTACTTCTGTAGGGCTTATGTCTATACACACAGGAGTTCGATTGCACTTATCAAGACACGCCATAAGTGAAGAAGAGTATCGGAAGGCATTTGATGAGACACTGGGGACAGGAAACTACGTACTCTACAATCACTTTGGTAGTCTTGAAGGTGACAACTTATTAAACAAGATTAGATATTTAGCTATTTCTGAGGAGTGTGACTTCATCGTCCTTGACCATGTGTCTATTGCTATCTCTGGTCTTGAAGGAGACAATGAGCGAAAACTGATTGACTACCTCATGACACAGATGCGAAGCATTGTAGAAGAGACAGGTGTAGGCATGATTGTCATATCGCACTTGCGAAGACCTGACAACTCTCAGAAGTCACATGAAGAAGGTGGTATCACCTCACTGGCCCAACTTAGAGGTTCACACGCAATTTCACAGTTATCCGATATTGTCCTTGGCTTAGAGAGGAATCAACAGGAATCTAATGAAGAGCTGAGAAACACAACTCGTGTGCGTGTCTTAAAGAACCGCTTTACGGGCGAAACTGGTATAGGTGGCTACCTGACATATAACAGAAAAACAGACCGCTTGGAAGTAGCAGAGAAGGAAGATGATGATGAAGCAGAATTTTAAGATTCCCGTGTATGCTCATGGGGTCACGATGAATGAAATCCCCGACAAAATTTCTCTGGTGATTACATTAGGGAACTGCGAATGTCATTGCAAGGGGTGTCATAGTGATTACTTGTGGGATACACATACTTGTGAAGAACAGACACCTGAAGAGCTTTTGTCTCTCATCAAGAGTTATAAGAGTGTCACCAACACGGTACTCTTTATGGGAGGAAACCGAAATCATATGGACTTTGAGGAGTTTGCTGAGAATGTCCTGAAGCCTATCCATGACTTAGGTATTCATATTGGTATCTATTTGGGGGCATGGGATGCTATGGACTTATATACAGCTTGTAAGTATTGCCGCTGGGTAAAAGTAGGGGCGTACAGAGAAGAGCTGGGAGGTCTGGACAATCCCAACACGAACCAGATTTTCCTCGAAGTACAGAACTATAAATTTCACAAGGGAGACACAGGATGGAAGTAAGTATTTACGTCATTAAAGATTGTATGTATTGTGACACACTGCTTAAAGGGCTTCCAAAGGTAGTCAAGAAATTTCCGAACGTAGCCTTTAAGGTAACGTGTGTGACTGAATCAAAAGAATTTGAACTGTTCCCTACAGTAGTTATAGGGGATAAAACTTTGTCTCCGTGCATTTATGCGGAGGACATGGAGAAAGAGGTGAGACATGCCGTTACTTAATTTAACGCAAGAACAGATTGAAGAAAAAATTAAATACATTGACCACTACATTCATAGTCAGAACAGTGCAAGTGGCTCCTTGGTGGATGCTAATGCCAATGTAGACACAAAGAATATTGGTATCTTGGAAGCTGAGATGTATAAGCCTGATACCATTCAGGTAAATCGTGCTTTGGTACAGCGGAAACTCACGGAGAAGTATGGTAAGAAGATTGCAGAGAAGTACATTGAGGACATCGAAAAGCATAGAATTTATATTCATGATGAAACTTCATTACGACCTTACTGCGCTTCTATCACGCTGTTCCCCTTCCTGCTCAATGGCACAAAGCCCTTGGGAGGTACAAGCGAAGCTCCGAAGAACATTCATAGTTTCTGCGGCTCCTTTGTCAACCTTGTATATCAGGTGGCTTCTGGGTTTGCAGGTGCGATCGCTACGGTAGAGTTCCTTCTGTACTTTGATTATTTTGCAAAGAAGACATGGGGTACAGACTACATCGACTTACACACAGCTGACGTTAGACAGGCTTTGCAAGGCGTCGTATATGCTTTGAATCAGCCCGCTTCTGCCCGTGGCAATCAGAGCGTCTTCTGGAATATCTCGGTGCTGGACAGATTTTACTTTGAACAGCTTTTTGGGGGCTTTAAGTTCCCCGACGGCACACAGCCTGTATATGAAGGTTCGTTCCGTAAATTGCAGATGTTCTTTATGGAATGGTTCAGACAAGAGAGAGAAAGAGCATTACTCACGTATCCCGTACTGACCGCTTCCATCTTGGTGGATGCTGAAGGAAAACCTAGAGACAAACATTTTGCATGGACTTGTGCTGAAGAAATGTCTAAGGGCTTGAGCTTCTTTGTCTATGAGAGTGATAGCGTAGACTCCTTATCTTCGTGCTGTCGTTTGAGGAATGAGTTCACGGACAACACGTTCTCCTATACATTAGGTGCAGGTGGGGTGTCTACAGGTTCCGTTCAGGTAATCACGATTAATATGAATCGCTACGTGCAGACAAGGGAAGAGCCTTTTAGTACGCTGATTGATCGCGTACACATGTATCTCTTGGCACACAGAGCGGTCATTGAGGATTACATTGAAGGCGGCTTACTTCCTGCTTACTCTACAGGATTCATCAGCTTAGACAAACAGTTCTGTACCATTGGTATCAATGGTATGCTGGAGGCTTCTGAGTATGTAAAGGGAAAAGCAGACACAGACTTTTTCTCGAACTATTTAAAAGACATCTATAAAAGCAACAAGGAGTGGAAAGAAGACACAGGGGTTAAGTTCAATACAGAGTTTGTCCCTGCTGAAAACTTAGGCGTTAAAAATGCTAAGTGGGACAAAGAAGATGGCTTGAAAGTCCCCCGTGCTTGCTATAACAGCTACTTCTTCCCTGTTGAAGATGATTCCTACAATATCATTGATAAACTTAGACTGCATGGCAAGGAAAATACACAGTGGCTTGACGGCGGTTCTGCTTGCCACCTCAACATGGAACAGCTTATGTCTAAAGAACAGGCGTATGACCTGATTTGTATTGCTGGCAAGCTTGGTGTCAACTATTGGACATTTAATGTCCTTATGACAGTTTGTAATGACTGTGGTTTTATCAATGTCAATACGGAAAATCACTGTACAAAGTGTGGCTCTAAAGACATTGACTATGCGACACGGGTCATTGGGTATCTCAAGCGTATTTCTAGTTTCTCTACAGAAAGACAAAAGGAAGCTGGTTTGCGTATCTACAATAAGGCAGGTGATAGTTATTGAACTTTTGAAAATCTTGAAGCGAGTGGAGACGTATTGCCACAACAAGCGTGTCGTTATGGCACATAAAATGCTTATGAAGGCTACGGAAACCTTTACCAAACTCGAACAGGAGTATGCTAAAAAGATTGCAGAGTTAAAACAGTACACAGAATAGGAGTGATTTTGTGTTAATATTCGACATTGAAACAGACGGTTTACTGGAGGATATGACAAAAATTCACTGTATGTGTATCAAGGACACCAAAGAGAATAAAATGTACAGGTTTAGACCTGACGAAGTAGAAGCAGGAGTGCGGATGCTGATGAGTGGTGACACAATTTGTGGGCATAACATTATAGCGTTCGACATTCCTGCTATCTCTAAGGTGTTTCCGTGGTTCCATATAGGAAGAGACAAAGTAGTAGACACTCTTGTCTATGCTCGATTGGTATTCTCTGAGATTAACTACATTGACAATAAGCTAACTAGAACAGGCGTTCTTCCTTCAAAACTCTATGGCTCTCACTCTTTAAAGGCGTATGGATATCGCTTGGGTGTTCTCAAGGGAACTTATGCGAACGACTATGAAGCAGAGGATGTATGGGCTATATTCAACGAAGAGATGCTTGATTACAATGAGCAAGACGTTGTAGTAACGGAAGCTTTGTATAACAAGTGTCGTAAAAAGAAGACAACAGTACAGGCGCTTGATCTGGAGCATAAGGCACAGTGGTTGATGCAGAAGATGGAACACAATGGCTTTACATTTGATATGGCTAAGGCTGAAAAGCTTTTGTCTACCCTTCTTGCAGAGCGGGAGAAAGTGTTGTCTAAGCTGAAAGATAAATGTCCTGCGATTCCCGACAAAGTGTTTGTCCCTAAGAGAGACAATGTGAAGATGGGATATAAGAAGGGCGTTCCCATTCAGAGATACAAGGAGTTCAACCCCAACAGTCGCCAGCAAATCCTGTGGATTCTGAAAGACCACTATGGGTATCCATTCGACAATGACGACATGTGGAATGACAACGGAAACATACAGCTGAACGAAGAGACATTCAAGCTCATTCAGAAAGACCCGAAAGCTTCTGAAGAAGTCAAGGAGTTGGCAGAGCTGTTCTCTACTAACTTACTCCTGACTAAACGGTTAGGACAGCTCAGGGATGGTAAAAATGGTTGGATGAAACTTGTGTCTTCTGACGGTCGCTTACATGGGCGAGTAAATCCCAATGGTGCTATTACAGGTAGAGCGACACACTCACATCCCAACATTGCACAGGTTCCTCACGTAGGTTCCCCCTATGGCGCAGAGTGTCGTGAGTTATTCACGGTTCCCGATGGTTGGTTTCAGGCTGGCGTGGATGCCTGTGGGCTGGAACTTAGATGTCTCTCCCACTACTTATATCCTTTTGACAACGGGGAGTATGCACATGAATGTGTTGAAGGGGATATTCACACGAAGAATCAGCTGGCCGCAGGATTGCCAGAGAGAAACATGGCAAAGACGTTTATCTATGGGTTCCTTTATGGTGCTGGGGACGCAAAGATTGGAGAAATTGTTGGAGGTACAGCGGAGCATGGTGCAGAACTACGGAAGAAGTTCTTAAAGGCAACACCTGCTATCAAGAAACTCCAGCAAAGTGTCAAAAACCTTTTGTCTACTTACAACGTGGAAATGAGACAAAGGGAGTGGAAGACACGGTATTTGAAGGGTTTGGATGGCCGATTGCTTTATACTCGGTCAATCCACAGTGCGCTGAATCTCTTGTTACAGTCGGCAGGTGCTATTGTCTGTAAATACTGGATTGTACGTACAGAGGAACGCTTGCTGAACCTTGGGTTAGACCATGGTAAAGATTTTCAGCTTATGGCGTGGATACACGATGAGCAACAGATTGCCTGTCGTACTGAAGGCATTGCTGAAATTGTCATTAGAGAAGCCCAACAGGCTATGAGAGACACACAGCACTATTTCAACTTCAGGTGTCAATTAGATACTGAAGGTAAGATTGGTAAGAACTGGGCAGATTGCCATTAGGAACAGGAGGAAACAATATGAAATTTGAAGATGCAAAAGTAGGTATGGAAGTTGTGGTTACAGGAGAACAGGCTGACCATTTCCCTGAAGGTGCAGTAATTGTTGATATAGACAAAAACGACTTCTCGGTTAAATTGGAAGGTGCATACGGGGTACATTTGTGGTTCTGGGATATTAACTCCCGTGAACCTAAATCGCACCGAAATGCTTATGATATGTCTGACATTCATTTAAAAGATTGTGGCTTCAGAAAACTTCCCCCCACGACACACCTCCTTGCAGAATACTTAGGACTTGACCCTGAAAAAGTGAAGTGCTATGTAGACAAAGAAAACTCCATTATCAAGGTGAAACAGGGTGATGTAGAAGCAAAAGCTAAGAAGGCTCCTCAAGACAAATGGGATTTCCGTTTAGGCATGGGATTGGCTCTTTGTCGCCTGAAGGAAAAGCTGGCTGAACCTCGGAAACCTGCTTTTATGGAGCCGTGCCACTATATATTAAGAGATGGGGTAGTTAATTTCACGACTATGGGGCTTAGTGAATATTTCATTCAGGACTCTGTTATGTATGCCATGGGTAACGTCTTCAAAACACAGAAGGAAGCAGAAGACAATACTGAAGAAATGCTGAAACGGGCCAATATGGTTATTGAATTTTGCAAGAAGCAAGGGTGGTAACTAGATGAATAAATATCGTGTTTGCATTAAATACAATCGGAACTCTACAGTCATTGTGGAAGCTGACTCTATCGAAGAAGCTGAGACGATGGTAGACAAAGACCCCTTTGGATTCCCGTATGAAATGGATGAAGAGACACAAGAAGTTTATGTAGAGGAGGAATTAGGAAATGTCTAACGTACAACTGCTATCTATGACAGTTGACCCTTTAACTTTAATTCGTCGTGCCATGGGTGAATGTTATCAGCGTCCCCTTGGTGTAAAGACTGTGCAGAAAGCGATTGAGGCAGGACATTTGTCTGTCCTCGAACATTGCTATGCATCTTTTGAAATCACTGTATCTACGTCGGTATTACTCCAACTTACTCGACATAGACACCTGTCCTTTACGGTGCAGAGTTCGAGAGGTTGTGAGCTGAAGACACATCACAAGACAGGTATCGAATATATCGACAAACTGCTGGAGGAACACATGGCAGACTACGCTTATGTCTATCAGGAAGCAGTAAAGAAAGAAGATGCCGCTTACCTGTTGCCGAAGGGTGCTGAGTATACCTTAGTAATCACTGGCAATTTCCGTGTGTGGTACGAATATCTACCCAAGCGTATGTGCAAGAGAGCGCAACAGGAACACAGACAGTTGGCTATGGAGATTCAGAAGCAGTTGGCAAAGGCATGCCCTGAAATCTTTGATAGGGACTTCATGAAGTGTGATATGTGTACAGAAAGGAGCTGTTCGTTTAGCTAATGATGAATTTGATTTTTGATGCTGACATGCTCCTCTTTGTCTCCTTACTAGAATGTGAGAAGCCTGTACATTGGGGTAATGATATCTGGACACTACACTGTGATATGAGGGAAGCCACTACATACTTCTCGAACTTTGCAAAGGAGCTGTCGGATAAAATCCTTGACCACTATAAGTACAAAGGTGAGTACCGATGGTTCATGTGTCTCACAGACAAAGATCATGTCAACTTCAGGAATGAAGAAGTATTCAGAGACTACAAGGGGAATCGAACGGGTAAGCGAAGACCTATCTGCTTTAATCCCATGCGTGAATGGATACGTGAAAACTTTGTCTGCTACATGGAACCTCATTTAGAGGCAGATGATTGTTGTGGCCTTCTGACAAAAGAGCTTGAAGGTGACTATGTTCTCGTTAGTGGGGACAAAGACTTTCGGTCTATTGAAGGAAAGTTCTATGATTTTATGCGAAATGAATACTTTGAAACAACAAAGGAAGATGCCCGTCGCTGGCATTTGAAGCAGACAATCATGGGTGACACCACAGATAACTATAAAGGTGCTTCTGGATTTGGTGAGGTAAAGACAACACGCCTTCTGGAGGAGCTTGGTTATACGTGGGATACAGTTTTAAGAGCCTACAAAGGAGATGCCGAGGAAGCTCTGAAGAACGCCCGTCTTGCTTACATCTTGCATGAAAAGGGGGACTACGATTGGAAAACAGGGTCTATCAGGCTTTGGGAACCCGATTCATAGTACAATATGGGGAAACCGTAGAAAGAGCTTATGAAGTCGCTGAGCGAATGTGGGAACTTAGACACAATAATTCACTATGCGAAAAGTTTGCTGATAAAGATTGTATATGGATGACCATTAGTGAGCTGAATAAGACAAAGAACATTGCCTACTTCTACACTGAAGACGGTGATTTTGTAGGTGCAGTCGCTTTTGTCTTGAATACAAATTTTGCATGGTGGGCCGATAACTTGAGGGTACTTGAGGAGGTCTTTGTTGTGTCTATGAATCCTAAGTATGCTGGGTTTGGCAGGATTGCGGCGCAGTTCCTCAAGGACATGAGTGATGCCAATGATTGCGCCTTTGTCTACGCAGGAGCATTTCTTGGTAAAAATAATAGCTACACGAAGGTGGGGTACTCTAAGTCGTACCCTACTTTTGTCTATATGGGAGGTGCTGGAGATGCATAAAGACGACATATTAGCAGATTTGGAACTTATGACTTCCCCTGAACTCGTGGGGTGTCTTAGAGAATATTTTGATGTAGACTACTTCTTAACTACTTCTATTACGGAAGACAAACTACCTTCATATATGAGAGGTGTCTACGCAGTAATTAATTTATTAGAAAGGGTTGGTGATTAATTTGAGTGGTGGTATTGGTAGAGCCTTTAAGAAAGTCGTATCTGCCCCCTTTAAGGCTGTAGGTAAAGTCCTTGGTGTAGGGGGTTCTCAGAATGTCACTGTGTCTGCTCCCGATGTATCAGGCGCACAGGTAGTTCCTAGTACGGCTTCTCCTGTTCCCGAAGCTCCCGTATTAGGTACAGAGAACACGACACAGGATAAGGTTAAGAAAAAGAAGGGTAAATCCCGTCTGCTTATCAACAGTGACAGTTCCCCCTCTTCTGGAAGCTCTAGCTATAGTGGGTTAAATATCTAAATGGATATTACAATTCAAGAGCTACAGGAACAGGGAGCAAAGAAGACATATAATAGGTTGAAGAATGACAGACAGCCATATATCCAGCGTGCTGTGGATTGTGCAAAGGTTACGATTCCGTCATTATTCCCTGAGGAGAATGATGATAAAAGTAAGAATTATGACACACCATATCAGTCTGTAGGCGCACGAGGTATTAACAATCTGGCTTCTAAGCTCATACTTGCCTTGATGCCTCCAAACAGTCCATTTTTCCGCTTGGGAATGTCGGATGAAGTTTTGTCTGAATACATGGCACAGGGACAAGAAGACACAAAAGCTCAGGTAGAACAGGCCCTTATGCAGATTGAGAATAGAATCATGAAGTATATTGAGTCTAATCAGATTAGAGTTACTGTGTTAGAAGCTTTAAAGCAGTGTATTGTTGCTGGCAATGCCTTGTTATTCCTTCCACCTGCCGAGGGTGGTATTAAGATGTACCGTCTGAGCAATTATGTCATTCAGAGGGATGGCCTTGGTAACGTCATTCAGATTGTTACATTAGACAAAGTGGCCTACTCGACACTGGACGTTACGGTTCAGAATTTGATTAAGACCGAAAAGAAGCCTGAAGACCTCATCGAAGTATACACACATGTATGTCGGAGTGGCGACCAGTTCTTGGCGTATCAGGAAGTAGAAGACACACCGATTCAGGGTAGCCAGCAGAGTTACCCCATACTAAAAACTCCTTACTTACCTATTCGCATGGTAAAAATGGATGGTGAGTCTTACGGGCGTTCCTTTGTTGAAGAATATCTCGGTGACTTAAAGTCCCTTGAGAACTTGTCTAAAGCAATCTTCAAGCTGTCTACGATTGCGGCTAATATCTACTTCCTTGTCAATCCTAATGGAGTAACACGGGCGAAGAAGCTGGAGAACGCTACTAGTGGTGACTTCATCTCAGGGCGTATCGAAGATATTGGCGTATTACAGCTTGAGAAATACTATGACTTCAACACAACAAAACAGACGGCAGATGCAATCGAAGCCCGTTTGTCTTATGCGTTTCTTTTGTCTTCTGTGGTACAGCGTAATGCTGAACGAGTCACCGCAGAGGAAGTACGCACGGTAGCTGGAGAACTGGAAGACACATTAGGTGGTGTCTACTCCATTTTGTCTCAGGAATTACAGTTACCTCTTGTACGTAGAATCATGAATCAGCTCCAGAGCACAGGTGAGGTTCCGAACTTACCTGAAGGCACAGTGGAACCGACAATTACAACTGGTTTGGATGCCTTAGGACGAGGACACGATTTAGAGAAGTATGCTACGGTATTGAACTTGGTGTCTCAGATTCCCAATGCTCAGGCTATGATTAATTGGAATGTTATGCTCCTGAATATGTTCACGGGGGCAGGTGTCGAAACAGAAGGACTCGTAAAGACACAGGAACAGATTGAAGAAGAGCAACAAATGGCTATGGGGCAGGAAATGGCGATGCAAGCTATGTCTCAGCCAGAACAACAAGGAGGTTAATGAATGGAACAGGAAAATGTTCAGGAACAAGTACAGCGGGAGAATGTACAGGTGACTGAAAACACAGGGATGGAAGTTGAAGTTGTCCCTGAAGACACAACAACAACTACAGAAGCTCCTGAAGAGCAGGCCCCTGAGCCTAATGGACAGGATGTAGACGATAATGTACAGAAACGAGTAGATGCACAGACACAGGCGAATGAAGACCTGAAGAATGACTTGGAATCTAAGGGCGTTAATTGGGCTGACCTTGAGAAAACCTATACAGAGAAAGGTGAACTCACGGCAGAACAGTTACAGAGCCTTGAAAAAGCAGGCTATCCGAAGTCTGTTGTCGATGCATATATCCGTGGTATGGAAGCTGAATATGATCGTCTTGCTCGACACGTAGTAGAAAGTGCAGGTGGTCAGGAAGAGTTTATTAAATTACAGACCTTTGCTTCTCAGCAGAACGCCGACTATAAAAAGATGTGGAATGACACTATGAACAGTGGTAACGTAATGGCGATTCAAACGATGCTCAGAGGTATTAAGGCAGACATGGTACAGACCATGGGTTCTAGTAATCCCACAATTATGGGTGGTAGTGGCGCTGTGTCTACTAATGTTGGTTTTAATTCTAAGCAAGAAATGGTAACGGCTATGGCTGACCCTCGATATGGGAAAGACAAGTCGTATACCCGTGAAATTGAACAGAAAGTTATTAATTCTAAATTATTTTAAAGGAGATTGATAAATTATGGCATTAGCAAACATTTCCCAGCCGGGTCTTAATCAGGGTCAGGCAGATGCATTAGCAGGTTTTCTTAAAGTATTTTCTGGTGAAGTTATTTCCGCATTTGAACGTTCTGCCTTGGCAGTCAACAATCATTTGATGCGTACTATTTCCTCTGGTAAGTCCGCTTCCTTCCCTGTAATGGGTCGTGCAAAAGCCGCTTACTTGGGTGCTGGTCAGTCCTTGGATGAAATTCGTGAAGCTATTCCGCATAACGAAAAGATTATTGGCATTGACGGTTTGCTGACCTCCGATCAGATGGTAACAGACATTTACGAAGCTATGTCGCACTTTGACGTCCGTAACGAATACTCTAAGCAGATGGGTGAAGCCTTGGCTGTGTCTGCTGATGGTGCTATCCTTGCTGAAATCGCTAAACTGGCTGTTGAACAGAAGGAAAATATTACGGGACTTGGCAAAGGTGTCATCTTAGACAAAAAGCTTACCTCTACGGATATTGGTATCACCGAAGCAGAAGGCAAGATGATTGTTCAGATGCTTCTGGAGCTGAAGGCTAAATTCTCTAACCAGTATGTACCTGCTACGGAACGCTATGTCTACATGAAGCCTGACGGTGTGGCCGCTCTGGTAGCTTCTTGGAGTGCTATCAACCGCGACTTTGGTGCTGTTGGTACTTTGACTGATGGTAACATTACTAAGATTGCTGGCTTCAATATCATCGAAGTTCCTCACCTTACGGATGGTGGTGCAGATGGCACTCATGTCTTGCGTTCTGGCACAGCTCATGACTTCCCGTCGGCCTATAAAGACAAATGTGTCTTTGTTGCCGCTCATCATACGGCCGTGGGTACAGTTAAGTTGAAAGACCTTGCAGTAGAAACTGGCCGTCGTATCGAATATCAGGCAACTCAGCTTGTCGCTAAATACTCCATGGGCCATGGTGGTCTTCGTCCTGAAGCTACGGCAATTGGTTGTATTTCTGCTAGTGAATGATAGATGATTTGTTGAGGGGGTTCTTATGGACTCCCTCTTATTTTTATTATGGAGGCTTACAATGATTATTACACCTTTGACTGAACTAGATGCCGTCAACGAAATTCTGACCTCTATTGGTTCCGACGGTGTTGTCACCTTGGAGGAGATTGAGCAAAACATTGACGCTTCTGTAGCAGACAAAATGTTGAAAGCTGTAAGTCAGGAAATACAGCAAGAAGGCTGGGATTTCAATACAATTCCTACACTTACATTGAGTCCTGACGTAAATACAGGGCGTATAAAATGGGACGCCTCACTGTTGAGAGTACCGAATACTTATAGGAACCGTGGGGGTTTCTTTTTCAATGTGTCTGATTATACGGATAAGTTCACGGAAAATCTTGTGCTTACTAATGTAGTACAAGAGCTACCCTTTGAAGAACTGCCAGCCGTCTTTCGTAAATATGTAATCGTGAAGGCTTCTTTGTCTTTCGCTACTCGGTTTCTGGGAGACACAGAGTTAGAGCAGTCCCTCAATACAGAGCTTGCTAAAGCATATGCGGATGTAATGACCTATGAGTTAGACACACAGAAACCGAATGTCTTTAATAATACGTCTGTAACTGAGGTGGGCACACGATGAGTAATATAACACAGCGTATTGATAGCTTTATCGAGGGGGTATCCCAACAGTCACCTCGCTTACGACACGCCGAACAGCTAGAGGAGCAGATTAACGGCTACAGTACAGAAGCAGGAGGACTTCAGAAAAGACCCCCGACTATAAATCATGGGAAATTATTTACGGCTGAAGGGGTTCCGTACTATGCACATTTAATTAATCGTGATGAGACAGAAAGATACATCGTGCTTATCTCTTCAGGAAAAATTCGTGTCTTTACTCTGGATGGCATAGAGAAAAAAGTGGAGATGCAGGATGCAAATTATATCGGAAATATCACAAAGCCCTACACTCAACTGAGAGTTGTCACTGTTGCTGACTATACCTTTGTCTTAAATAAAACGGTCAAAGTTAGGATGTCTGGAAATAGAACAGAAGACACAATGGCCTCACAGGGGTGTCTCCTTAATGTCAAACAGGGGCAGTATGGGAGAACGTACAAAGTGTGGATTAATGGACAGGAAGTAGCCTCATACGAAACTCCGAATGGCTCCAATGTAGATCATGTGAAGAATATCGCAACAGACTATATTCGTGACCAACTCGCCTCTCAGATTCGCAGTAAGGGGTGGACAGTAGACACAGGTAGTTCATGGTTGAGAGTCCGTGGAAACATTACGAGTGTAGACACAGCAGACTCTTTTAACAATCTTGCCTTAGTGGGTATTACTTCCTACACCAACAAATTCACTAACTTGCCTGCTTCAGCTCCAGACGGCTATACCGTATTGGTTCGTGGGGAAGCTAATGCGGATGACAACTACTATGTCAAATACTCTGCTTCTGAGCGTATCTGGAAGGAAACCGTAAAGACTGGGATTGACAACACCATAAATAACACCACAATGCCACATGCCTTGATACGTAAGGAAGATGGCACATTTGTCTTCAAACCCCTCGAATGGGAACCACGTAAGACAGGGGATGAGGATTCCAATGAAGAACCTTCTTTTGTCAATAACAGTATTAACGACCTGTTCTTCTATAGAAATAGGCTTGGCTTTTTGTCTGGGGAGAATATCATTTTGTCTTCTTCCTCTGACTTATTCAATTTCTGGATGCAGAGTGTAGTGGATGTGCAGGATGATGATACAATAGACACAAATGCACCAAACAATAAAGTATCCATTTTGTATAACGCTATTCCCTTCTCAGGTTCACTGTACATATTCTCAGGGCAGACACAGTTTGCTCTCACTTCAGATGGTACTTTGTCTCCTAAGAACGCTCGATTAGACAGCATTACTGAGTTCACTTCAGACACAGATGTAATTCCTGTTGGTGCAGGTAACTCTGTGTACTTTGTCTCTAAGAGGGCAGATTTTGCGTCTATCAATGAGTATCGAGTAGCACAGTATTATACCGACACCAAAGATGCCGAAGATGTCACAGCACATGTCCCTTATTATATCCCCAATGATGTATACAAAATGACAGGGAGTTCAAATGATGACCTGTTATTCGTAATGACTACAGCGGAACCCAATGCCCTATATGTCTATAAGTATCTTTACTTGAATGGGAATCGGGTGCAAAGTGCGTGGTCTAAATGGATATTCTCAGGGGAAATCTTAGGAGCTGACTTCATAGGCTCTACCTTGTATATGGCAGTAAAGTATGCGAATAATGAAGTATACTTGGAATCTATCACAATGAGCTATAATACAGAGGACTACAGAGAAACTGAGCAGTTCAGAGTAATGCTGGATAGAAAGACAGAAGTAACACTGACGACAGATAACTGTGAAGACAAACAGGATGGTTATTTGTACCTGAATGTTGATAAGGTCTTCAAGGGGTTGTCTGGTATTGTTCAGTGTGTTACAGAAGACGGTCTTCTATTTGAATCAGACACAACGACACTAAAGTTGTTGAAAGGCGCTAGTGTAGATTTTGGACACAAGGTTATCGTGGGTATCCTGTATACTTTTGAAATCACACTGTCTACTATTTATTTGAAACAGAAAGACCAACAAGGCTCCACAGTGTCTTCACCTGATTATCGCTTAATGCTCCGTACAGTATTCTTTGACTATGCAGAGTCGGGATACATGAAAGTAATAGTGAATGGTAAATACCAGTATATTTTGACAAACAAACGGGCTTCTTTGTATAAACTGAGTACATCTGGATTTGGAACAGGGACATTTAAGGTTCCTGTGCGAAAACGCAACGTAGACACAGTTATTAAGGTAATCAATGACACTCCGCTTCCTTTGTCTATCATTGGAGGTGGGTATGAAGCTAATTATACCGCTCGATTCAAGAATGTTTAATAGGAGGTGATTCTATGGGTTTTGCTTCAACTGCTATGGGAGCGACACAGCTAGGGTTGAATCTAGTTGGGGACTATATGTCTTGGAAAGACCAAAAAGAAAATGCAAAAGCACAAGCGAGGGCCTTGTCTCAGCAAGCAAACGCAGTAGGCAAGAACTTAGCGTATACTTTCCAAAATTATGAATTACAGCGTGTGGATGCTTTTGATTCTGCTGTGAATAGTCTTATGAAGGTACAGACAAATGCTCTCGGTCTTGAGTCTTCTGTACGTGCGGCTATCAATGAAGAAACGGGCGGGGACTCTCGTACTGGTAGGGCTTTGCAAAGAGCGGCTCATGCGGATGCATTGCGAACTGTGTCTGGCATTAAGGATGTCTATGAAAGACAGTCAGATGAAATTAGTCTCAATAAAGAAGCCGCTAAAAGGTCTGCTATGGATGGAATCGCAAATATCAAGGCGCAAGCTCCGCAGATGCCTAGTTATTGGTCTTTGCTGGGTAATATTGCTGGAGACACACTAAACGTCTACAATTCCTATCAGAACGCCTTGAACTCTGCTCAGTCTCAGGGGATGGAATTAGATACGTGGTGGAGAGCGCAGAATAGGTATGACACAAACCCCTATGCATATCGTAACAACTACCAGTATCACTTTAATCTTCCTACATACGTAAATACATTGCCCACAACATGGACATATCCGAAAGGAGGACGATAAATGCCCACAACACAAACCAGTAATGCGATAGGTACTGCTAGGCAGTTCACACAACAGCCTCCGCAGACTTATCAACGTCAGCTTATCCTCCCTCGCTTTGGGGAGAACGTCAGGGCTTCTGAAACAACACAGGGTGCGGCTTTAGCCCGTTCCCTTGGTGTTCTCAGTGCGGCTGTGGAGCAGTATCGAGTAGATTATGATAAGCGACAAAGAGAGATTGCAGACAAAGTTGTCCCTATTCTTTACGGTCAGAACGATCATAATACTCGGCTTACGATGAATAGTATTGCCATGCTTCAACAGGCAGGTATTGGTGATTTGCAAGATAACCCTTATGCCCTTGCCATGGTAGACCAGTTGAGAGGGCAAGAAATCTCGTCAGAAGTCCACAAGAAGTATGAGGCCTATGTGTCTCAGATGAAACTTCCCGAAAATTTAGGGAAGGAAATTCAGAACTACGATGACTTCTTCAATGAGAACGTTCAGAAATATCTGGACAATATCACGGTAAACAATAAGTATGCTCTGAACAACGGCTTGTATGAATCCCGTGTTGTGAATACAGGTAAAGTAGCCAGTAAGTTCATTGCAGAGAAGACAGAAGAAATGTCTATCAACCGTTCAGAATCTATTGCCTCTTTTGTCTCAGAGAACACACGAAACCGCTGGAACTGGACAGATGAGGATAGAGAGAACTTTGCAAATCAGCTAGGAAACATGCTCACCACGACACAGGAGCGTGACCCGACAAAGAACTATCAGATTCTTCAGAATATGCTGAAGACGGTAGCCCTGAACACAGGGGACTACTCTCTGATTCAGAAAATTGGGGAGACACCACTGTATGGTGGAGCAACGAAGGTTAGTGACTACATCAACGTAGAGCAGTTTAAGGATGTTGCCAATGAATCCAATAGAACTCACTGGATGCAGAGAACACGAGATGTCTATGATAAGATGTCAAAGGCGAAAGACAAAAAGTCTCTATTCGCTATTGTAGATGGCCTTGAGAATCCTGAAGACAAACAGATTGCCGCTGAATTTGTGTCTGGCCGTTTGTCTGCTATTGAGGCTGAACAAAGAGCGCAGAGGAATATTGCAAGAGCCGCCGCCGCAAGTGCGACAAAAGCTCAGGTTGGTAATATGAATATGAAGGCACAGCTTGAAGCTGTCATGAATGGGCAGACACAGGATGCCATGGGCAACGGGATTGCCACTTCTTCTGAACAGTATAAGGCTTTGGGCTTTACTGAAGCACAGCTTGTGTTAGCTGTTAATGACGCTTACAATGGGCTTGATTTGTCTAAACCTGAAGACTTATCTAAGATGATGCGTCTGGCCTATCACCCTGCTTTTCATAACTTTCTTGCTCGTTCGTATACGCTCAATGCTACAGCAGGGGTAAATAGCCTGACCGTCAATGGTGAGATGTCTCCCATGCTCCAGCGTGTAGTAGATCTTTATCAGCAATCTCCTGAAATGTGTAATTCCCTTTTGTCTGAAGATACCTTAAAGGCTTCTATTGCTTGTATTGCCAATGAGGGTGTAGACAAATTCATGGGGGTTCGCAATATCTTAGGTAATTCTGAACAGCTGAAGCAGGTAGATGCTGATTTGGCTCCTTACATAGAAGACACTTTGTCTGGTTCTTCCTTACCTCCTCTGGCTGGTGGGGATACTTACGAAGGCTTTTCCTATGCAAGCCCTAACTCAGGTGACTTACGGGAGCTTTTCAAGAGTCACGCCCGTGTCTTTCGGGCTATGGGTATGTCTGCTAATGATGCTTGTAATAATGCGAAGTATAAGATTGCTAGTGAATACTACGTCTTCAATGGTGCACCGATTCCTAAGAGTGCCGTTAACTTGGTAAACATTGGGGGTACGGATGAAGACACATCTCGTTCTGCCTTCTATTGGGTTCTGGCTACTCGGCTTAAAGATTACTGTGGTGGTACAGTGAACCCCGATGATGTACAAGTCAGTTTTGTAGTAGGTAATGCCAGTGGTAATTCCATGATTACATTTTTGTCTTCTCGTGGCTATCAACAGGTAGCTCTCAGTGATATTGTGTCTGAAGCAAAGGCGAACTTAGAGCAGTCTGGCAATCAGACATATGCCGCACCTGAGGAAGAAACTAGCAGTCAAGAAGATGACACACCAACATACCAGTACACAGAAACGTCACAGTACGTAGACCCAGGGGATTCCTCTTGGCAAAGTGATGTCGGTAATTTTATTTCCAATTTATTTGGATAGAAAGGAGGTGTCTTAAATAGGCAAAAAAGAGACAATAGCACAGTTTATGTATAACATAGGCAACAAAGAGTCTGGCATGGACTACACTCTACCTAACTCAAGTGGTTCAGGTGCTTCAGGTGCATACCAGTTCATGCAGGGTACTTGGGATTCCTATGCTGAAAAGGTAGCCCCTGAGTATGTTGGGGTAGCTCCGATGAACGCTCCTGCTGAAGTTCAGGATGCCGTCATGTATGAAAAGACCTCCGAAATGTACGACCGCTATGGTGGCAACATTCAACTGATGGCCTTAGAACACTATGGAGGCATGGGAGCCGCTGATGAAGCCATGAGAACGGGACACATCCCCGAAAATGCTGAATGGTGCAATGGGGACGAGTATCCTTCTCGGGCTTCCTATGCAAGAGAAATTGCTGAGAGCATGGGTCAGGCAGTTCCTAATTTAAATGCTTTTGCAGGAGCTTTTGCTAAAGGAGGTAAAATTACCGCAGGTAATCCCTCCTTTTCCTTAGTCCTTGACGAAAGTCCGCTGGAAATAGCTAGGATGAATGACAGGCCCTTCTGGGACAAATTGGAAGACTCATTCAAGAACATGTGGTATGAAAATGGTACGATTGCGGCTATGCGTGTGGGGTTAGCCAAAATGAACGCCAATCCCTACTACAGCACATGGAAGGCTACAGACGAAGACATAAAGCTCCTAGACGAAGTATTGGGGGATAACAAGGTAGCAAAAGACTCCGTACTGTTAAATGCTGAAAATCCTGAGCAGTTCAAGGCTCTTCTGAAGATGAAGAAAGAAGACATAGAGCGAGAGAAGAGAGCAGAACAAACTAACTTTGGTCTTCACTCGGTTATTGGTGGAGCCTTGGGGATGCTATTAGACCCTCTGAATCTCATCCCGTTTGTTGGTGAGGAAGCCTTTTTAGCAAAGGTTGGCGCAAGGTTAGGGGCTAAAGCTCTCGTGTCTTTAGGTTCTAAGCGTGTCATGAAAATTGCGGAGACCGCCGCTGTACAAGGGGCCTTAAATATGGCTGACAGAGGTCTTGCGGAACGCTATGGGATTCACGAAGCCAACTATGCAGTGGCAGGTGTCTTAGGTGTTGCAGGTGGTGCTGGTATCCGCTTCCTCCGTACTATGAGGGAACTGAATGTTCCTATGAATGGGGAGCATATGCAACGGTTCCTTTATCAATCCGAAAGGATGCAGGATCAGGCTGTGCAAGGAGCCTTAGATATTGCAGACAAAAGAGCGGTACAAACACACTCTCTCTTGAACACGGGAGCTCCCATAGAGAAACAACTTGACGACTTCTTAGGTGGTACTCCTACTTTGTCTAAAAAAGAAAGCAAGGCTTTAGGTAAATCCCTTGGAAAATTGTTACCTGAAGAAGATGTAGAGAAAGTAGTGGGTAAGAGAGCCTCGAAGCTCCTGAGAGATGCAAAGTTATCTGGAGATGCTACCGTCACTGATTTATTGCAGAAAGCAGGTAGTAGTCCCTCTTTAGGTGCTAAGGTACGCAAGGCTATTGAAAAGTATCGCAAGACACCTATGTCTGATAGAACATGGAATGATTACCTTACTAGCAAGGGGGTAAACCCTGAAGCTGGAGTAAATCGTGTGAAGCTGGCAGAGGAAGCCTTGCAGGATGATAAGAAAGCCCGTGTTTTGCAGGATTGGGTTAAGAAGACAAAAGGTGAGGACATTTCTGTTGATGACTTACGAGTTGGCTTAAAACAAATCTTGTATCGTGAATCTGGCGTAGGGTACACAAAAAACGAGGATGCCCTTATCATTAATGGTACAGTTGTCAGGGAGAATAGTCCTGTATACGACGCTATTGTACACCCTGAAATATATAACCCTGTAAGCGTTCCTATGTCTATACCGAGAAGTGAAGAGCGTGTTGTCTCGGAACACTACGTACCGCCTAAGAAAGACAAACAGCCTACAGTGTCTAAGGCCGAACAGGAAGCCTTCACTAACGATGTCGAGATGGGTTCAAAGACACTGAGAGAAGTGGAAGACGAAAATCAACGAGGATTCAAGAGTCGTGTCATGAAATATATTGGCCGTAAAATGGAAGACTCTAAGTACCTTGGTGATACCTACGGCCACTTTACCAACTCTGTGTCTAACCACCTTAGGGACTTTGGACGTAAGATGCTTGGCGACCCTAGACAAAATGCTGAACGTCATGCTCAAGGTCTTTCTTTGGACTTCTCTACTCGCAAGAGTGTTATGCAGAGACAGCTCAGAGAGTATATTGGTGGAATGAGACAATGCTACAGAGACTACTTCGCTCAACATGTAGGAGCGCCCTCGAAAGTGCGTAGACAGTTTGGCAAGGAGTTCATTCAGGCTTATGACCAGAAAGTAAAGTATGGTAGAAGTATTGAGGGATTCTCGAAGGAGATTCAGGAAGCTGTCAAACAGGCTGAAAATTTCCGTAAGATGGAACAGGAGTTCTTGCGTAGAACAGGGGCTTTGACACGGGATATTCCTGACACTGGTTTTTATCGTAGAGCAGATGTAGACAAAGTAGCTGAGTTCCTTACGAACTTTGATTCTGAACAGGACGCTATTGATTGGCTTGCTAATTATGCCAGTAAGAACGCTGATAGAGACGCTCTGGAACGGATGCGTGTTATTGAAGAACCTGACATGGAGCTGAGTGAGTATGTAGACAGAGAAGCTCGTAATTGGGCCTATGGTATTATTGACCGCAATTTGTCTAATGCAAAGGTTACTATGCGTGACCTGAATCATATGGACAAATTAGAGCAGTACCAGAGACGGTTCCCTATGGACACTTCTGCCCTGTCTGACAAAACAATGCCAAACGGTGAATACTTTACCTTTGATGATTGCTTGAGAGACTACGATGTATTCTCAACGATGGAACAGGTAGCAAATCGTAGTTCTGCTAAGGCTACCATGTCTTCCCTTGGTGTCAAGGATATGGGAGCGTTCTTTGATGGCTACAGAGACAAAATAGAACGAGAACTACGGAAGGCAAATGAGACACGTAGGCTGATTAAACACAGTGATGTATCAGATGCCTTGGAAGAGTTCGACTACGTTGTCTCTCAGCTTACTGGGTATCGCTACGGCACTAAGCGTTCTCAAGACCCTATGAACGGTGTCGTTCGCTTATTGACTAAGATGTCCTATGCAATGAATGGTTACAACATGGGGCTGAATCAGATTGGGGAAAACTTCGGGATGATGTCGGTTACTGGTATGAGAGCTATTGGCAACATGATTCCTGGGTTAGACAAAATTCTCCATGGGATGCGTACTACTACGTTGTCTCATGATGAGCTGAAGAAACTCAGGATTGCCGCTGATTACTCACAGTATAACTTCTTGAATCCTATGGATTTGTCAACACCTAAGTATGACCGTATTGGCCTCCGTGCAAAGGTCATGGGTAAGCTGAATACGGCTGTAGATTACGCCTCTGACATTACTTCTATGCTAAACCAGTTGAGCGCATGGACAGAAAGAGCTGTTAGCATGGGGGAAGCAGATGTTATGTCTGACCTTATCGACTGGGCTGTATTGGGACGAAAAGGACACCTGTTCAATGACAATGCTTTTAAGAATGTAGGAGTACGAGACACAGGTAAGTTCAAGGATACCATTAACAAATACTTTGGGAATCTTGACCATAACGACCCTGACGCTGTGTTCAAAGCTATTCAGAAGATGCAGGAAGAAGATTATACCTCCTATGTCTCTATGAGGGCCTTTACAGCACAGGCGGTACAGCGAGGTATCATCCAGCCTAATTTGTCTAATGCTAATTACTTTACGAAGACTGGGCTGTTCCCGATGCTCTTACAGTTTAAGAACTTCTCTCGTATGGCTATTAACAGTCACCTTGCAAGAGCCTTGGAACGACCAGACAAAGAAGCAATGACACAGCTGTTAAGTTCTGCTGTTGCCGGCGCTGGCATTTGGGCCTTGCGTACTCAGGTGTATGCAGATTGGAAATATAAGGACGAAGCAGAGCGCAAGAAGTTCCTTGACGACACACTGACTCCTGACAACTTTGCTCGTGCTGGTATTACTCGGTCTTCTCTGTTGGCTGGTCTATCCTTTGGGAATGACCTGTACGAAGCTGTGTCGGGTGCGCCTACGGTACGTACTACGGTAAATCGACAGGGTGGTTCTTCACAAGGACTTGGTAGTTACATAGATCAGCTTCCTGCCGTAGCCTCTCTGAATACTGTGAAAGATGGTATTGGGAGTGCATGGAGTGCATTGAATGACCTTGTAGTAGACAATCGGGTATATCAGGATGATAGTAAGACGATTGCAAATATGTTCCCTCTGGATAAATTTATAGGTACGCAAGCAGTTTTGTCTGGACTCCTTGATATGCATAAGGGACAAATCAGTCAGGATAGTTTTTCTAAACGCCCTGAAACAAAACCTTCTAGGAATCCAATTCAGATGTTTCAGAAAGTCGTGACAGGAACAAACGATGTAGAGGAAGCTAAGGAGAAGCAGAAGGAGACACAGAAGGCGCACAACAAGAAGAAAAAGCAGGAACAACGTAAATATTTAAATATGAGTGGAGGTAAATGGTGAATAGTGTGAATTTAAAAGCGAGCGTTTCCTTTGTGGGAGATGGCTCTACGAATAAATTTTACTTTGGGTTCGACTATATCAATAAGCAGTTCGTGAAGGTGCAAGTGGGGGCTGAGAGTTCTCCCCTCACTTACCTGTCTGACTATACTGTGGATGATCGTAGTGTTACCCTAACGGATACTCCTGCTGTAGGGGTAGCTATCAGGGTATACCGTGAGACTCCTTCAGACAGGATTATTGAGTGGGCAGATGGGGCTTTTATTAAGGCATCCCAGATGACACTGGAAAATTTACAGCAGTTACATTTGATTGAAGAAGCGCAGGATTACCCTATTCTTAATTCTTTGTCTAAATATCCTGATGGTTTTAATTTTAATGCTTTGGGTTCCCGTATTATTGGTGTAAGTGACCCTAGAGACCCCCAAGATGTCGTAACGAAACACTACATGGAGAGTGTGCAGGACGGCTTTGTAGCTCGTAACACTTCCTTATTGGAACAGACAACTACACAAGCGACCAATGCCAAAAATAGTGCGTCCAGTTCAGCTACATCAGCTTCCCAGAGTGCTTCTAGTGCCAGTGCTTCTGAAACATCTAATCAGTCTGCTAAGAAGTGGGCTGAGTCTACAGATTCCCCAGACAATCAGGCAGATACGGACAGCACGACAGGAAAGACACAGAGTAGTCGTAGTTGGGCATTGTATAGTAAGGCAAAAGCACAGGAAGCGGAAACGTCTGCAACGAACGCTAAGACCTCGGAGACAAACGCAAAGGCTTCTGAAACCAATGCGAAAACCTCGGAAACGAAAGCGGCTACGTCGGAAGCTAATGCAAAGACTTCGGAAACTAATGCTAAGTCCTCGGAAACTAAATCTAAGGATTCTGAAAATGCCGCTCGTGTGTCTGAACAGAACGCCGCTGAGAGCGCAAGGGTGGCAACGGAGAACGCTATGGACTTCAATATGTTGAAGCGAAATAAAGCGTACTCCATTGGTGACATTGCATATTCTTCTTACCTTCCTTCATGGGCAAGGCTGGAATGTGTCACAGCAGGTACAACGGCAGACACAGTACCTTTCTCTATTACTACGGTGTCTAGTGGTGGGGTACTAATTAGTGATGGTACAGTAACTTGGATTGTTGATGATGTACGGGATATGACGCCTGTTGGGTGTATACGAGGGAGTTTGTTCTTACCTAAAGGGTACATTAAGGCCAATGGGGCTCCGGTATATAGGGCAGATTATCCAAGACTCGTACAGTTTATAGACAGTAATAATTTATGGACGGATGACACAGCGAATAATGCAGGGTTGTTCGGTAAGGGAGATGGGAACAGTACCTTTGTGCTTCCTGATTATCGGGAGCGTATGCTTCAATATACAGATGGGTATATAGGTAGGCAGAGATACGCAGGTCTCCCTAATCTTTGGGGTGGGTTTAGTGCTACGAGTAATGTAGCAAGAAATGTTCCTTCTTCTGTGCTTATAAAGGCTGGTGGCTGTATGAGAAATAACAGCGTGACACAGGATATTGTTACTCTTCATACAGGAACGCATGATGTAACACTTTTTGATACTTATGACCAGGTAATTTTTGACGCCAGCACTTTTAATAGTATTTATGGTTCATCAACCACAGTTCAGCCCCCTTCAATCAACGTCATCCCTGTAATTAGATACTAGAAAGGAGTTGTTAAAATAATGGAAGATAAAGTAAAAATAGTCTATGCTTTTAATCTTTTAACTAAGGAATATGAAGGGTCTAAAGTGCTTGATAAAACTGACCAGAGTCCGATAAGTGGTGCTTGGCAAATTCCTTGTAATATGGTAGAAGTAACTCCCCCTGAAATTCCAGAAGATCACAAATGTATCTGGGATGGTACGCAGTGGATTCTTAAAGAAGTTGAAAAACCAAAAGAACCTGAAATTCCAGAAATATCGCAGGTTCCAGAAAGCACAACACAGACACCTTCTTTGTCTGGACGCATTGCAGCTATTGAGGATGCTGTCAACACCTTAATGGAAGGAGTGGGTACAAATGGCTAAATACTTAGCATATCAGATTATCTTACATAAATTGATGTATAACAACGTTATTGCAAGGTTCCCTAAGTACAAAGAAGATATTGACAAGGTACTTGACGATATGGGATGGATGATTGACACAGAAGGTAACTGCGTAGGTAAGGAAGATGAAAAATGAAACGAGGTACACTACACAAAATGATTAACACAGTCTGGAATTTATGGACAGCCACAGAGGTAAAGATTGGCTGTCTTTTTTCTATTGCTTGGTTGTGTTTCAATCAGCTTGTGGGTGGCGTGGATGAGCAGATTAATGCCTTGGTCGCCCTTGTGGCCTGCGATATTATCACGGGCCTTTGGGCTTCCTTTAAACTCCATGCTTTCGCAAGTTCGATTGCCACACACGGCCTGTACAAAAAAGCCACGATGTTCCTTATCATTGGGCTGGGTGTCTTATTAGATTCTGCCATGCATACTCATATGGTACGGACGCTTTTTATTGGGGCTTTCGCAATTGTGGAAGCTTTAAGTATTGTGGAAAATATTGATCGTGCTGGTTATGGTCAGTATATTCCTAGTTTTATTCGGGGTGCTTTAGCACAGATTGCACATGAGAAGAAGGTGGACAAATTAGATGATTAGTAAAGTAATTGACGTTTCCTATTATCAGAAAGATATTGATTATGACGCAGTGGAAGCCGCTGGCGTACAAGGTGTTATCATTAAAATCTCCGAAGGATGTACAGAAGAAGACACATGGATTAGACACGTAAATGAATGTGATGCACGGGGTATCCCTTGGGGTGTCTACTGCTTCTCGCACGCTCAGACACCAGAAAGAGCAAAGGAAGAAGCACAGACGGTTTTGGACTTGCTCGGTGTTGATGTACCACCTATGGGGATTTGGTTTGATTGTGAAGCTGATGAATGTTTTGAAGACGGCGTAGACACAACGGCTATCTGCTCCGCTTTTATTGTCACTTGTAATGAAGCAGGATACAGCGCAGGTATTTACACTTCCTCGTTGAAATGCACAGATTATATGACAAACTCTATTCGGCCTCACTTGCTGGCCGACTATGTTCCTTATTGGATTGCGGATTACCGTGGGTACAATGAGTTTGCTCAGAACTACCCCGATAAGCATGTAGCAGGTTGGCAGTGGAGCGCCCATGAATATATTGGAGACACAGAGGTAGATATGAATGAATGGTATGAGGAGCTGTAAATGAATGAAGATGACAACAAAACATATCCTGCAAAAGTGGTTCTTGTGTCTTTCGCTCTTGGTGTGCTTTTGTGCCTTTTCGGGTGTGTCTGCTTCTACAGTTCACGCACAGAAAGTAGAAATGTCAATCGAACAATTCAACAGCTTACGGCAGATGGTGACAGAGCTACAGAAGCAGTCAACAGCGCAGAAACAGGACTCTCAGAAGCTCAAGACACAGCTAACAGAATCTCAGAAAGAGTTGACGAAAGCACAAGTATACTTGACCGATTACAAGCAGAACTTGACAGAATTGCAGAAGCAAACGGACTCACTGAATAAGACGACAAAGCGGATGAAAAGACAACGTGATTTAGCTTGGGTTGTCGCAGGTGGCTTATTAGTTTGGGGGTGTACACGATAATATGGAAGATATAAATAGAAAGGATAATTTATGGAAAGCTATACGTGAAAAATGCCTTGATTGCTGTGTTGGTTCAATAAAAGAAGTAGATAAATGTACAATTAAAAGATGTGCTTTATACCCTTATAGATATGGTCTGTCGGAGAAAAGATACTTAAAGAATCGTGAAAAATTGAAAAAGTAGCAGACCGTTCCCCATAATTTTTGTGTATGACTCCCTGTAGGTGTATTTACCTATGGGGAGCTTTATTATTTTTAAAAGGTGATTGTAATGGCAAAAAATAAGGTTTTACATAAGTGCGACATTGTTCGTGTAGATGTACGCAATTTTCAGCAGATTGGTAGTGACTATGTATATGGTGAAGTTCAAAAACATATAGAAGGCATTGAAGGTAAATTATGTTATGACATACGCCTATTAGGTACTGAAATGTTTATAGTTGTCTCTTGTGACAAGGTTAAGAAAGAGTGGAGTATGCATGACAATAAATAAGGTTTTATATAGCAGTGAAAATGAAGTGTGGGAGACACCGAAAGACCTATTTGATAAGCTGGATACTGAGTTCCATTTTGACATAGATGTGTGTGCCTTACCTTCCAATGCTAAATGTACTACTTTCTTTACTCCAGATCAGGATGGCTTGAAGCAGAAGTGGAAAGGTGTCTGCTGGATGAATCCTCCTTACGGCAGGAAGATTGGGGCATGGATGAGTAAAGCTTTGGAGTCAAAGACCACTGTGGTATGTCTCGTACCTGCCAGAACAGACACAAAGTGGTGGCATGACTATGCAATGAAAGCCTCTGAGATTCGCTTTGTAAAGGGCAGACTAAAGTTTGGAGACAGCAAGAATAGCGCTCCTTTTCCCAGTGCTATAATCGTATTCAGAAAAAAAAAATAATGAAAATATAAAGGTAACTAGCTTCGAGAAAGGGTGATAGTAGTATGAGTAAAATCAATCCAAAACTGCTAGATATTCTGGCAGAAGAAGAGGTAAATGCCTTGATTGAGGGTATTCAGGACGAAGACTTGAGACACAGCCCCCAGTTTTTGGCAAAAGTCAGACAGTTCTTGAAAGATAATGAGTTAAAGACAACACCTGAAACAACAACTCCTTTAGTGTCTATGGTTACGAAAGAACTTCCTGACTTCTTGGATGATGCTGAAGATGAAGGAGGTGATGTGAAGGGTGCAAGTTCAATGGACACCAGAGCAAATTGAAGCGGCTAAGAAAGACTTCAGGAAGTTCTTGTTTATTCTCTGGTATGAAATCGCTCTTCCTGAACCAACAGACATACAGTATGCAATCGCAACTCTCCTTATGAAATGCCCTGAGAAGAGGTACATTATTGAAGGGTTCCGTGGTGTTGCAAAGTCCTTCATCACTTGTGCTTATGTTGTGTGGTCACTTTGGAATGACCCTCAACTGAAATGTCTAATCATATCTGCAAGTAAAGATAGAGCGGATGCAAACGCTGTGTTCATCAGGAAGATAATCTACTTACTGGACTTTTTGTCGCATCTAAAACCACGGGACGGCCAGCGTAATACCCAAAACCTTTTTGATGTTGGGGAGGCTGTAGCGGATATTTCCCCGTCCGTAAAGTCTGTAGGTATCACTGGTCAGATAACAGGGAGTCGTGCAGACATATTGATTGCTGATGACGTTGAAATTCCAAACAATTCTAGTACACAGACACGAAGAGACAAGCTGTTTGAGGATGTAAAGGAATTTGACGCCATTATCAAGCCAGGGGACAGAAGCAAGGTCATATACCTTGGTACTCCACAGAACGAAATGTCCCTGTATAATGAGCTTCAGAACCGTGGGTATTCCTGCTATATTTTCCCCTTAGTATACCCTGAAACACCAGAAGAACGTGAATACTATGGGGACAAATTAGCTCCCTTTATTGCTACTCCTTACGACAAAAACCCCACTCTGTACGCAGGTAAACCTACAGATCCTCGCAGATTCCCTGAAGAAGAAATCGAGGAACGTAGGCTGTCCTACGGTAAGGCGGGGTTTTCTTTGCAATTCAAACTGAATACGAACTTGTCTGACTACGAAAAATATCCTCTGAAGACACAGGACTTGATAGTGTCTAATGTGGACATGGATGAAACTTCTTTAAAGTGGTCTTGGTCAAGTGGTTATGAGTATCGCCTGAATGACCTTCCCTGTGTCGCCATTAAGGGTGACTTTTTCTATCGTGAGCATAGCAGAAGTCAAGAGACAGCTAAGTATACAGGTTGTGTTATGGCTGTTGACCCTTCTGGTAGGGGTACTGACGAAACTGCCTACGCTATAGTGAAGTACCTGAATGGGTATCTTTTTGTAGTAGAAGTTGGTGGTTTTCAGGACGGTTACTCAGATGCCGTGTTGACACAGCTGGCTAACAAGGCTAAAATCCATGGAGTTAATGAGATTATCGTAGAAGCAAACTTTGGGGACGGTATGTTCACCCAGCTGTTCAAGCCTATCCTAACTAGTATTTACCCATGTGCTATTCAGGAAGTGAAGAACACAGTACAGAAGGAAGCCCGTATTATAGACACCTTAGAGCCTGTTATGATGAGACACAAGATTATCATGGCTGAAACAGTTATTCGAGATGACTACAGCGTGTATGAGGAAAAGGGACAGAAATACTCACTGATTTATCAGATGACCCGACTAAGTAGAGATAGGGGTTCATTGGCACACGATGACCGTTTAGATGCCCTGACTATGGCTGTGTCTTACTGGTTAGATGTCATGGATAGAGATTACCAGACTGGACTGGATGAGCAGTTAGAAGAATTTCTGGAGACAGCTCTGGATGAAGATAGAGGGTTGTTCTCTATGATGTACGGAGTAGAAGAAGATGTAGGTAGTAATAGGAACATTATGAAGAAGAAATGGTAATTGTCCCACATATATACAAAGTAGTTAATTGTCCCACATACAGAGGAAGGGGGAGGAAAACTAAAGTATATCTAAGTATTTCCTCTGTTCCTCTAGTATACCTAAGTATTCCTTAGTATTACAGTTAGGAGTCCTTTAGTATCCTAAAGAACACCGAACCTTAGGAACTCAAAGGGGACACAACTGGAACCCTAAGGGAACTCACTAAGGAAAAACACCAACAACTACACCTAACTGCCTTCCATAAAGCATTACTAAGAGGGACACAGAGTTACGATGGGCATCACCGTCGTCTTTGGTACGTCCATTGCGACTATCTTCGGCGTCTTCCTTATCCCCATGATGTTCATCATCGTAGAAACATTCGGACAC